GCTTCACTGCCAAGCTCCTGTGTCTCGCACACTTGAACGCACGCCAAACAAGCTTTGACATCTAAAATGAAGCCTGAGACGAGACCTTATGCATGCAGGAAGCATCACCATACGGGCTACAGGTATTTTGGCGCCGGCCTTAGCGGCTTACCCTATTGCTCGTTCACCGGACCCCGATGCAGCTTCGTTTTCGGCGATTTCGTTAAACGTTCGGCCATCAGCTTCATGGACCGCGTCCTTTCCCGTAAAATCCTGCCAGCGTTGAACAATGACGTCGGCATATTTGGGGTCAAGTTCCATCAACCGGCATCGTCTGCCCTGCTGTTCACAAGCGATCAACGTCGAGCCCGAACCTCCAAAAAGGTCAACCACTAAAGCGCCGCGGGCCGAGGAATTCAGTAGCGCACGTTCAATCAATTGCGTCGGTTTCGTGGTCGGATGCAGATCAGAGACCCTCGGCCTAGGAATGCTCCAGATGTCGGACTGCTTGCGGTCCGGCACATGCATGATCCGTGGTCCGTCTTCGTTCCATCCATACCATAAGGGCTCGTACTGGGTGTGATAGTCCTTGCGCGAGAGGACGAGCGCATCCTTCACCCAGATGATCGTCGACGACCAATGAAATTTAGCTTCGCGCAACCCCTTGTCGATCGCAGGCCATTCCTGAGCGCTCATGACAACGTAAGCAAGCGCACCGGGCTTCGTGACAACATAAAATGAGGCACAAAACCCACTTACAAATTCGTACCACTTGGCTTCGTCCATATGATCGTTCAGGATTTTACGGGGCTTATATCCTTGCGCATTACCTGCTTTGACCGCGCCATAATTTACATTCCAAGGTGGATCGGTGAACAACATATCACCAAGCTCACCCTGCATCAGTTTGTCGACATCAGTCTGGACAGTGCTATCGCCGCATACAAGACGATGATCGCCCATGATCCAAACATCACCCGGCACTGAAACAGGCGTCTGCGGCAAATCAGGGACGGTGTCGGGATCAGTCAAACCTTCACTACTTTGGGCAAGTAACCCTTGCAGTTCATTGTCCGAAAAACCCGTCAGCATTAGGTCGAAGTCGAGGCCTTGCAGATCCTCCAATTCGACAGCCAAAAGTTGAAGGTCCCAACCGGCGTTCAGTGCCAACTTGTTATCAGCGATAACATAGGCCTTTTTTTGGGACTCGCTCCAGCCACTGGCCACCATGGTCGGGATTTGGGTCAGTCCAAGCTGGCGAGCAGCAAGTAGACGCCCATGACCAGCAATAAGGCCACCCGCTTCATCGACAAGAATAGGATTGGTCCAACCCCATTCGCGTATGGAGGCTGCAATTTGTGCGACCTGATCGTCCGAGTGCGTGCGGGCGTTGCGCGCATAGGGCGTGATTTTTTTAATCGGCCAGAGCTCGCTGCTCTGGGCGGGCCAGTTTTGTTGCATGTTTGTCCTAGATGTTAGATGCATGCTGCGCATCGCGTTCATCGAACCATTCACCAGCTGAGCTGAATGTGCGACACAGTGCATGATGCTTTGTTGGGCGATCAACGAGTTGGTCCAATTTTACTTCTCAGCATCGATGCCTTATGATGCGGACCGAACCGACGGTTCAGGAGGAAAGCTTTGCCCGAAACACCAAAACTCGATCTGGGCGTTGAACAAGTTCTGTCTGCGCTACTCGATGATGAGAATATGAAGTGGATACGAGGATCTGCTCTGACGGAACGCGCTTTTTTAATTGGCGCAAGCAAGTTTGCCGAAGCAATTTTTCCTGATCAGGAAAACAAATTATTGCGATTTGCTATCATGGGAACTTTGTGGGGACGAGAAAGCGATGACCCATTTTTAATTAGTGAAGCAGGAAAATTGTATTCTGAATTTCGCGATGGAATGGAGTCTTATTGCAGCTCTGCCATTCGAAACGAATCGGCTTTCGATTTTCCTGAAGAGACGCTCAATAGCGTAAGTGGTCTGGTTGAGAGACTTTCAGACCAAAATAGCTTTGCTCTCGATGCTTGCCGGCGCTGTTTCGCCCAAATCAGGCATGGGCTTTCGGAGCTCCAACACACTCAGGAATCTAATCGAGAGAAGGCTATTGATATGATTTATGGCAATTCCAGATCGTTGGAAGAGCCTCTTCGCTTTTTAAGCGGCTCTCAAGCCGCCAAAAACTGATTTTACCCCCCGGTCGCTAACTCGCGGTTGCGCGTTTTTTGGACCAAGCGCGGTTTCCCCCGCCAAAGCCCCAGACTTTCGAGGCGCCCCCCGGGCCTGATCATTCGGCCGGCCAACCGTCGGGGCCCACAGCGACCGTCCGGCTATGCCCGAATTGCTGCGCGGTTCGCCTGGAATGGCACTCGGCGCAGAGGCAGCGGATGTTGCTGTCGTCGTCCGATCCGCCGTGGGCCAGCGGCACGATGTGGTCTGGCACCGTCGCCGCCCGGATAATCCCCTTGGCGGCGCAATCGCGGCATAGTGGCTCTACCCTTAGTCGACGAACGCGCTGAGCGACACCCGCTCGACCTCGGAGACGCCCTATGCTAACGCGCCCGATTATGTCTGATCGCCGTTTTATCACTAACGAAGCTTGCCCAAAACTGATTGATGATACGGGAGCGATCTGCGGCGAGCCTTCCAACATCATTGAGCAGCGGACCGACCCAACCACAGGTTTGATCAATGCTGTGTCCGAATGCCGAGCTGGGCACCAATGTGCTGCATCGATCGATCCTGAAACCTACCAGATCTACAACCGGCGCTGGATCAGCTAGAACGAAACAGCGCCCGAAGGCCTGTAGGCTCCGGGCGCAGTTGTTAATTCTCGAATTTCGGAACACTATGCCAAATGCATAGCCCCGTCAACATAAAATTAAACAATATATCAATTAAATCAGTTTGTTAGCCATCTTGGTAGGCGAGCGAATCTGGTCACAAACTGCCCTATCGCAATCGGAATAGTCGGCACAATGCATCCAAACCATGGCACAATTGGCGCATGTCTGCTGGACCCCAATGCAGCGCATCGGCGTCGTGGCAAACCGCCGCATGAACCAAAACGCTTGGCTTGCGTCCAGTAATGCCCGGCGCATCGCTATCAGCTGCCTTCAGTACCAAAATAGCTGCTGCTGCCTGTTTGCGAACCTTTGCAACCAATTCAGGATCAGGGTCAGGAGCCCCGCCGCCAAAGATACCCTCGTTGATTAAGATCCCTGTCACCGAGCGCGGCTGGTCCATGGGGAGACCCATGATAGCCCTGTTACGCGCTATAATCTCCCCGTAATTCTCACCAGCGGCATATTGATCCCCCGAGATATACCCCGCAAATGCAAGGCGGCCAAGCGCCGAACCAAGCCGCTCATCCTTGGCCTGCGCCGCTGATACGCCGTAATGACGCCGGCGGGCTTCAAGTGCGGTCGCCATCACATCCTTCCTGTTTTCTGCGCGCGACCGCTTACCGCATGGCAAGCGCTTGCCAGCCTTGCGCTTACGCCCGCGTGCCATCCAAACCTCCATAAAGCCGTTCACCAATCGCACGGATGGCTTCACGTTCCAGCGAGGTTAGCCGCTTGTCGCTGACCGAGACGGCAAGGATGCCGCTTCGCCAGCCATCGCGTTTGAGTTCTTCGCCATCACGCTGCCAGGCGCTGTTATAGATCCGAGAGGTAACACTCATGAGCGGACCTCCCGCAGCAGGGCGGCATAGCCGATGACATCAATCACGCTGTCGACGTGACCCGGATCGAAGGCGAGCCGGGCAAGCTTTAGGTCAATCATGCACAACGCAACCTGGGCGGGTAACACTGGCGTGCCCAAGGTGATCGACCAGCGATCGGCGATCGCTTGGAACTGCTCGGCAGGATCTCCGTAATCATCGCGGCGCTCTTCGAGAACCTTTGCGGCATGGCCAAGGATAGACCAACTGGTCATCGCACACCTCCACAGGTCTCAAGCGCCCAGAGCAGGATGGCGATCGCATCGGCTTCGTTGTCATCAGCCGGCGCAAAGCCGTTTGTCTGTACAGCAGCAATGACCGCCGCCTTGTCGGCGTTGCCCTTGCCTGCAATGAACCGCTTGATCGTGCCCACAGGCACGCCTTGGTAGGCAACCAGATGCTCCTCGCACCAGGCGGTTAGGACCGCCTGTAGTCCGCCATAAACATGGGCAGCATCGGTGCCTACATGGCGGCGAACCTCTTCGTAATAAATTGCTTCAATGGGACCTGCATCGCTATCGAGTTGCTCCAGCCAGCGCCGAAATCGCACGAACCGCATTCCGCCGCCATCAAAGCGGGAAGGCTTAAACGATACGGTGCCGCTGGTGATAAAATCACCCCTGCCCCGCAGCGCCCAACCGGTATTGGTGCCAAGGTCAAGAGCAACAAGGGAACCACAGGCTAAAGTGGTTGCCTTTGCATCAGAGGTTGCACTGTGAGACGGCACAGGCAAGGTCAGTATATCCATGAATATTCTCCATTTCGGGGTTGATTTGTGGTGCGGACGGCGATGGTTTTGTGCTTGGCGGTACGGATCACCGTCGTCCGGTCTGGGGTTGAGAGTCGGGGCATTGGCGCATCCATCAGGACCGCCGGCATCAGAACGGCCGATATCAAAACGGCCGATATCAAAACGGAATGTCCGAAAGTTCATCGTTGAGCGCATCAATGGCGACCTTTGATGGCCGGACACTCATCACCTGCGCGCCGACAAACGCTTCCTTGGCAGCAGCGATCATGGGATGGCAGTGGATTACATTGGCGATCTCATCGAGTGACCAGACCTGAGCTTTGCGCCCATGGCACTGGGCTCTGCCGGTATCCCGCAGGTCCCGCACCAAAATGACGAGACCTTGCTCTGTCTCAAACTCCCACTGGTCGACCGGCAGGGGCTCACCCTTGATTTCACGAGCAAGTCCATCAAGCTTGTCATACGCCCGCAGCATGGCATCGCCGTGCTGACGGATAAGGCACAGATCGAACGCCCACACAGCAGCGTTAAAAAGTTTTTGCTGTGCGTGAAAGCGCTCGGCCCACGCAAAAGGCACAAGCATCGGCAACCGGCCAATGCCCCAGCACTGGTCCATTTCACGACCGCGCTGATCGACGCAGTTGATGATGACCTGCATATCGCTGATCTGACTATGACGGGTAGGTGGTGCGCCCTTCATGGCAACCTCCTTTCTATGCTAAAATCAAGGCTGCCGACGCGCCTGAAGCGCAGTCGGAAGCCCTTAGGGGGTATGGGGGGGAAGCGACTGCGCGTTCCGACAGCTTGCGACCGTGCTTCCGACGCCTTCCGACTGGCTTGCGACTGACGCAAATCCGTGCTTCCGACAGCTTGCGACAAAGAGGTTTTATAGCTCATTGGACAGGCTCCAGATACTTCACGACCCTGAGCCCTGTGGCCTTGCCGTGGAATTTTCCAGCCTCTGTGACGAGGTAGCCATGCTGCTGCCACTTGCTAATAGAGGTCTCAGCCTCGCGCTTGCTTACCCCATATTTTTCAGAAATAAGGTCGACCGCAAACCGGCCCTTGCGCCTTGCATGCGGAAATACAGACCAAGGTGATCCTGTACGCCAAGCTTCGTCAATCGCTTGGAATATCTCACGGATATGGTGCCAACTTAAGCGCTTGTCGTCTAACGGAATTACACCTGCGCCTAGCACTGGCACGAGCGTATTTTGCTCAGGGCCAAGTCCGACTGTTAGGTCAACAACCTTCATTGTAAAATGCAGATCATTGAGTTCTTCGCCGTCCTTCTGCTTTTCAACACAGAGCGTCGTGATATCTTCCTCTTTGGCGACCCGGATCGAGGTATCGCAGCCACCCAAAAGCACAGTCGAGCCGCGCATGCCGCGGTCGAGTTCCTTGCCCGAATGGTGGACGCCGATCACGCTGCCAGAGCAATGCTGCTGAAGGTCGGCGCAGCCGTCGATAAACAGCGACATGGCTTCCTGGCTGTTCTCATTTTCGCCCGGGATCGAGCGCGACACGGTATCGATCACAACCAACCCGATGGCAAAATCGACCTCGGTGCGTACTTGGTCGATTGTTCGCTTCAGTTTCTCAATGCTGGTAGGATCTAGCATACGGACGGCAAGAGGCAGCAGCTTAAACGGCGCATCGACGCGGTCCAACCTATGCTCGCGGCGCCAGCCCTTGATCCGCTGACCAATGCCGTATTTGCCTTCGCCGGCTATATAAAGAACGCCGGTTTGCTTGGTGGACTTTCCATGCCAGCCAAGACCATATGCAACCCGCAGCACCATATCGAGCGCGATAAACGTCTTATGCTCCCCTGGCCGGCCATAGAGCAGCACCAGGCCGTGCGATGGGATCAGGCCATCGATCCGCCAGCTTGGTGGCGGCATGTTGTCGATCTCATCAAGGCTCAGGGTATCAAAGACGTCCGGACCGGTGACGATATCACTGGCTGCACTGCCTGCATCCAGCAGCGTCCTGACCGCATCTATGCCAGACAGCGCAGCCATATCGTTAAAATCTGTCCCGTCGGCCCCTTGCCTGAAAATCGGAAAGACCGCATCACAGCGCAAGATGCGCGCGGCTTGGACTGCTGCATCACGGCCGACATTATTAGGCTTGCCCCGGTCATCGTCACCGGCGACCAGCCAACGGGACTTGGGATAGGCTGACACAAGCTGCTCAGCGACTTTAGCTAGGTTGCCGGCATTGAAGGTGACGATGACGCTCCGGCCGGTGGCTTCATGCAAGGAAGCGCCAGTGGCGAAACCTTCACAAACTAAGACCGGCGCGGCTGCCGCTGTGACCGGCGGTCCGATGATGAACATCGCGCCTGCCACCGGAAGATCGGCTTCAAATAGCTTATGGCCGGCAGGATCAATCGACTGCAAAGATTTAAGCACACCATCGGTATCGAACAGCGGCACCAGGACGTGCTCACGATCGAGCCGCGTACCATTGGGGCCAATGCCCTTGGCCGTCAGATAGGGATGGGATGAGTAGCCTGGATCCGCCGCTGCCCAGCGCAGACGCATTTGCTCAGCGGCGGTCTTTCGGCGCGCGGCCTGCTCTGCCTCAAAACGTGCCTGCCTCTCCTTGAGTTCATTGACGCGAGCGTCGGACAGGACGGGCATCATTCCGCCCGTTAGGTGCTCGGCTGCGGCCCCTAAATCGAGACCAACCTTGGCTTCCAAAAAATCGAATACATCGCCATTTGCTCCGCAGCCGAAGCAATTATATCGCTGGTCCTGCGGATACACAGTAAACGACGGCGTGCGTTCCATATGGAACGGGCAAAGGCCGACAAGCGTCTGGCCGCGGTGCTTAAGCACAAGATGCCGGCGGATTTCATCGGCCAGCGGGAACTGGTCCTTAATCGCGTCGATATCGATGCTGCCGGTTTCAATGCGACGCGCCATGGCGGCCAGGACCACTTTCTAAACAAGGGGGACAGATTGAGATCCAAGTAAGATCGGACTTGGGTGACGCCGGGCTACACAGCAGCCCGGCATTCACCTGATCAGAACAAAGGGGCGCCTGCTTGCGCTGAAGTCGCTGCGACTGGCGTCACAGGAGGCAAAATGTGCCCCGTCGGCGCCGTTGATGCAGGCAGCGTTGCAGCTACCGCAGGTGGAGCGTTGGCGATCAGGCCTGGATCCCCGAACGCGGTTGGCCTGTCGGTCCAGCCCACGATTTCAAACTGCGGCTGGTAGTTTGTGCCGTGCTTATTGGTGACCGGCGTGACCCCGACGCAGCGCACAACAGGAAGCTTACCCAAGGCGGCTTCAGGCGCAGAAGTCCAAGCGTCATAAAGACTATTCATAGCATCGATGACGATGCTTGCAGTCGATGAGAATTCACGCACCCCAAGCAGGTTTTTCTCGCTGAACAGATCAAGGACAAAGCCGCGCTTGAAGTCTTGGCCAGGATTGCCAGCTGCCGCCGTAAACGAGGAATCCATAACCTTTTCAGGCGCGACGCCTGCAGCAAACTTAAACCAGCCAGTTTTAAGGCCAGGCATATCAAACACCGCCGTCATATCGGCGACCTCGAACTGCGGTTCGTCCTGGCCGTCACGCTTGGTGTACCAGCGCCCTGCTTTAGCGTTGAACGAAATGAATACCTTAAAATCTCCGCCAGCCGACGGAATTGTCATAAAACCCATAATCCTATTTCCTCTTTATTTTGGTTGCCGCTTACTGGCCTGCGACAGGGCCTTCAGGAGCCAAGCCCCAGATCTGTTCGGCGGCCGTGCGGGCCCCGGGATCGTTCCAATAAAAACTATCAAAGTCAGGGGAGAGCGAACGGGTCAGCACTTCGCCATCAGCAGATAGCGACAAGAAACGCTCGATCGATTGCGCTATGCTAACCACGCGGCTTAAGTGACTATGCGGGTCCTCCAGTTTATAGACGCCCACCTTTTGCGGGGTAACATATGCAAAACGGATCTCGGCGTTGCCATGCGCCGCGTGGTATATTGCACCCTGCCGTGCATGCGGATCTGATATCTTGGAAGATAGGCGAGCCTGCGTTTTTAGATCAACAATGATGCCGTGATCCGGAAACCAAAAATCAAGCCACCCGATGAATGGAACCGGCACCCCTGCGAGTGTCACTTCAATGCGGTGCTGGCGGTTGTCATCTGCTGCAGCCGGAACGCCATATTGGCGCAGTTCAGCTAACCCAATGGCAACAGCCGGAGCCACAGCGCTTCGTTCTTTGTCTACGCCTGGATGGCTAGACAAAGCGGTCAACTGATTAAACCTTGAGACGGCGGCTTCCTGACATGCATCAACCGAAGCATTGTGGTCAAATAGCCCCATCTCAACGCCAACCTCAATGGAGGTCCCGCGATGCGCTGAAGGGCCAACGCCTGTTTTGCGGCCCATCAGTTTTTGCATCGCCCACATTGCTGGTTGCGCGACAAACAAGTTAATCGACGAGGCCGACAGATGGTCAAGGCCATGACGTTCAAAGGCATTTGCCATCATGCCACCTGCGACAGTTCGATGTCGGCGAGCGGATTACCCGCACCAGGGGCTCTGGGCCGAGCGATAGCAATGTAGCTATAGCAATCAGGTCCAAGGCGTTCTTGGACAAGATGCACGCAGCCTTTATCGCAAGCCCAGCGCACCCGCTCGGACAAACGCTCGAGTATCTTGCGCTCCTTATCGCCAAAGCGGCGCTTAGGGCCTATGTCTATGTCCTTAGCAAGGAAACCGCGGTGATATTCATAACGGTCCCCACCTGCGGCATTGGCCAACCAGGCACAAAAAAGTAGTTCGTGCCCAACCGTACGTCGGACATTTGTTCTTGATATGTTCTGCATTATACTTTGCCTTGTAGTTGGTTGGATGAGCGATGAGACAAGCGGCCTCGGACAGGCTTTTCGTAAGATTCCATGAATGTGCGGATCCGGGCCTCTGTATCTGGCCAGAGCCTTCGGCCAGCGCGCAGTTGACGCACAAGCTTCCAGTCATTGGCAGCTTTACGGCCAAAATAGCTCTCGGCCATTTGGTTGGCCTTGATGAACGAATCAATTTCAAAGATTATGGGATGTGTCATACATTCCTTATTCCGATATCAATCCAACATCGCAAGTAGGGTGTCATCCCACAATTAAGATTGCGGGAACCATCCCACAATGTTACCCACAACTTATGACTCAACCCTCAGCCTTCAACATCGCTTTCCTTAAAAACATTTTGGAAGTTGCAACCGCGCCAGATGCCTTGTGGAACTCGCGCTCGCTTTCGCTCGCTGCCACTGGGGGCAAGAACGCCTACCTTGTCCGCGACATCATAAAAGGCAAGAGCATTAACCCGACGCTTGATACGCTGGTGGGACTTGCCAAGGCTCTGGAAATGGACATCTCACAGATGATCCCTGCAGGTGCCTCGGTCATGCAGCGAACAGGCGGGCGCCAAGCCTATGATACCCTTACTGTAGTTGGCGCTGTTGCAGCAGGCGTCTGGCGCGAGCAGACTGACTGGGGCCCTGAAGACTGCTATACCATTGAGGTTGGCCCCAATCTTTATCCCGGCAGTGAACGACTAGCACTTCGCATGGAAGGCTTCTCGATGGATAAGATTATTCCGCCTGGCTCAGACCTTGAATGCCTGCGGGTCGCTTATGGCTATGTCGAACCGCAACCTGGCGACATCGTCATCGTCCAGCGAAATCGGCACGATCTACAAGAGCTCACCTGCAAGCGCCTTGACCATGATGGACAGAATTTTGTTTTGCGCGCTGAGTCTTCGCGAGCAGAGTTTCAAGAGCCCATCATTATTGGGCGCCCGGATGAAAATCACGTCGGCGATCATGATACCACGATCATCGCAATTGTCTTGCGGGCGCACCAGAGTCTTTACCGCCGCGGACGGTGATACAACCCTTTGTCAAGAGGGTATATAATCAGAGACTGTTTGTAGTGGGATACATCCATCGTTATTCTTGAGGGCAGAAACAGGAAAACCCGAAGTACGGGCTCCTGTATGCACCTTATCAAGGATATATCGATGCAGACCACCGCTGCCCATTGTAACGGCCTTTGCCCTACCCTGATGACCCCTGAAGCTAGGATCTGCGAGTTGGGCCAGATCATTGCAACTGGAGTGCTGCGGATGCGCGAACAGTCCAGTCATTTATCTGATGCACATGCAGATAGTTCACTTGGCTCTCCTGCCTACAAGAGCGTTAGCCATTCCAGGCAAGAAGCCTGCAATGGAGAACGATAATGCAAGATAATGACGATCCGCAGGTGCTAGCAAGGCTGGCATCGTTAAAACAAATGTCTGTGACTGAGCTAAAAGCCCAGTGGCAGGCTCTCATTGGCAGCGAGGCACCCAACAACAGCCGTTCGTTCTTAGAACTGCGGATTGCCTATCGAATCCAGGAGCTGACCTATGGCGGTCCATCCAAGCCAGTCGTCCGGCTACTCGATTCCCTAGCCGACGAGGTAGACGGCAAGAAGGTGCGCAGGTCAGTTATCAGCGATCCGCGCAACCCTGTCATTGGCACAAGGCTGGTTCGTGAATGGGATGGCGCCGAGCATATCATTACCGTGCTGCGAGACGGCTTTGATTGGCAGGGCCGCCGTTATAAATCGCTCTCGGCGATTGCGCGCAATATTACCGGCACACAGTGGAACGGCTACCGCTTCTTTGGCCTTCGAGCAAACAAGAGGACTGCAGCATGAAGGAGGCGGCACCCCCTCGACGCCTACGCTGCGCTATCTATACCCGCAAAAGCTCCGAAGAGGGGCTGGACATGGCGTTCAACAGTCTCGATGCCCAGCGGGAATCGTGCGAGGCCTATATCGCCAGCCAGCGTGCCGAAGGGTGGCTGTGTATGCGCGAGCATTATGATGACGGCGGGTTCTCCGGTGGAACACTGGATCGTCCGGGGCTCAAGATGCTGCTCGAGGATATCGAGGCTGGGCTGGTTGATGTCGTGGTGGTCTACAAAATTGATCGCCTGTCACGCTCCCTGATGGACTTCTCGCGGCTGGTGGAGGTGTTCGACAAGCACGGTGTCACGTTCATTTCCATCACCCAGTCGTTTAACACCACAACCTCCATGGGCCGTTTAACGCTTAACATCCTGCTGTCGTTCGCCCAGTTCGAGCGCGAGGTCACCGGCGAACGCATTCGTGACAAGTTTGCGGCCTCCCGCGCAAAAGGAATGTGGATGGGCGGTTTTGTGCCAATGGGTTACGATGTCGAAGGCCGAAAGCTTATCATCAACGAAGCTGAGGCAGACA